CCATTTTTTATGGCACATAAACTATTAGTTGATGTGATTGCCTCATCCAGAAAACCACGAAGCGGATCCTGTTCTAGTTTTATTTCTTCCTGCTTAGAAATCAGACACGTTGGAATCTGAAATTGTCCACGTCTTCTTATGTCTGAAAGTCTGTCTACCATTCTGTTTAAAATTGCAGGTAGCTCTGCTTCTAGCTCATCTTTTAATTTTTGATTTTCTGCTGAGGCTCCAATCACAGTATCCATCGGGACAAAGATCATCCTATCATACACCGCATCTGACGTATCATCAATCTTAGGTAGTGAGTTTCCCGCAAGACCAACTGTTAAATTAAGTCTGCCCTCAAAAGGTTTTTCAAATTTAATCTTTATGGAAAGCGGTTCGTTTGTAATGACACGTTTAATAACACTATCATTCATGACTGTTCCTACCTTAATCTCATCAGAAAGCCATACCGCTTTATTCATTAATGCCTCTGCTCCAAACCCGCTTAGTTCTTGTAGGTCTATGGCAGTTGCTAATTTTTCTCCGAAGATTTGACGTGGTACATCCAGAATAGTTGACTTGCCTGTACGTCTTTCTCCATAAAGGAACAGACATTTAGACAAGGCTCTAGGTCTATTGTGTCTATATAATGTAGTTCCCATCCATTCTTCAACAAGTGTGATAACCTGTGATCTCTCCACAGGATCAGTAAAATGTGCAAATAGTTTTTCTAATGACGAGTCCCAGACAGGACACTTGCCACCACTAACCCAATCAACATTCAACAGGTTGTCTTCTCTGAGATACCATTCCTTTTTCACAGTCACAGTCTGACCTTTATCCAAGTCGTAAGCTATCAGGTTCTTACATATAATAATGTTTCTGACATTACCCCACGGAACTTCAGCCATGTGAACCCTCATCATCAAGCCTTCCAAAACTTCTGATCTGAATTGTTTGGTTGGTACTAAATTAATTGCAGACCTAAACCATTCGTCTATGTCTGTCTTTATGTCCACAATGTCTGCTATTTTCCAGATACCTTCCTTCGCTGCGTAACAAAAAAACGCATCGTTGTTGTGTAAAATATCAGACCCGTTCTGTCTGAAGTTTATAAGTAAAGCATCTATACAATGTCCGAGAATGTCTCGAATGTTAGGTCGTCTACCAAGTGCCTGTGCAGTTTGTACCTGTTGTATAATATGAGTCGTTGGATCAGCGGGGTTTGGTGCTAATGTCATTGTGTATGTTTCTCCCATGCCCAATTAATTATATTTCTGCACTCATATTCATTTAAGGTGCAACCATATTGAGCTAATGTTTTGAGTTGTACTTCTGGGTTAACAGACTGTCTTGTCCAGTAACCCGCTAATTTTGTGACACAGTTATGTCTACCACCAAATTCATTGTCTGAACCTGAGATAGAAAGATTGTCTATTATTCTCTGCCAATCGGATGCAGACTTAGATATGCCCATACCCTCGGTAATGTTTTCAATTAATCTTTCATAGGGATCCATGTGTTGTTCAATAAAATCTTCAAAGTCTGACAGGTTGTAATCTTTCAATTGATCACATTGTATTGCTTTGACTTTGTCTGTCTGAACAGGTGGCTCATATTTGAAATTTGTACTGCCTGGAATTCTAAGTGTTGAAGCTGAGTGAGTAGGGGCGGGATCAGCACCTAACATAGTACATAATTTTCTCATTATGTTTTCACATTTTGAAATGCCAACATGATCTTCTATAGGTTTAGCAAGTCTCCAATATAAATGAATGCCTCTGCCTGAGTTGATACAAAAGGTCGGTCTTAACTCTTTGCCCTGTAGTAAAGCCTTTGGAACAACACCTGTGTCTATGTCTATCCATAAATGATTGATGGCTACAACGTCTGCCTTGGTGCAAGTTCTGCTTTCACCATCCATACTTGATTGTCTTAGATGAACACCTCTTTGTGCCTGTTCCATTTTGTCAATCCATATTAAAAGATCATTTAAGTTATCTGATCTAAACATCTCTCTGCCTTTGTCCTGTGTTTCAAAACTCAAGACACCAGACGTTTTGTGTTTATAAATTATCTTCAGAAATTCTGCGATAAGCTGTCGATTCATGAGGTTCCTCTCTAGACGTGTGTCTATAATATATTATTGTCTGTCGTCTGACCATTAATATTTTTTAATAAACTTGTCAACTATGCCATAGTAAAAAAAATTCGTTCGTGCGAGAAATATTGAAGAGTGTCTCTCCTTCCTCCCTTGGCACTCCTGTCAGTCTAAAGAATCCCTAGTATTAATTTACTAGGGATTTTTTATTTTATTATCCTGTTGACAACAGACAGGATATAATATTATAAAGGTTATATTGACAGACTGAAAAATACACAAACGAACAAAGGGAGTAACATGCAAAACAAGATACACTTAGCTCTTGAACCCAACATGCGATTGCATATATCTGGTTCAAAAGATCCAAAGATCACTCAACTATTTAGTAAAATACCGTTCTGTAATTTCCTGCTGCAAGAAAAAAAGTGGGTAATTAAAATGGAACGTATGAGTAATGAACAATGTCTAACTGTCTATACTCATATAACCAAAACTTTTCATGATGACATAAAGAACATTGGTCTTATCATGGATGTTAACCAACCAATGCTTGATCACATGAACCAATGTTCAATGTATTATAAAGCAAAGAACTTAGAACTTAAAAAAAGAGTTACTAATGATTGGTCTGAGAGCCTCGATAAGTTTGGAGTTAAACCATATGACCATCAGATAGATGCCGTTTGTCATTGGATTGATAACAACGGCAGATCATTACTTGGACATGAGATGGGTACGGGTAAAACTATTTCCGCAATCCTTTCTATTAATGCAATCAAAGCTAAGAGAGTTGTAATCTTCACACCCGCTAGTGTGATGATGCAATGGGAAAAAGAAATTAAAAGATTGTTGCCTGATTACACACTTTATATATACCCTAACATCAAAGGAGTTGGAGATGACGGAAGAGAGATATTACTCGTATCATATGCGAGAGCCGAGCCTTACAAAAAGTCGCAAAGCAAAGCCACTTGGAAAGCTGAGTACATTATCTGTGACGAATGCCATTACATTAAAAACCCCAAGGCAAAGCGGACTAAAGCGATTGTACAATTGGCTAAGACTTCTGATTACTTCATAGGTTTATCAGGCACACCAATAATAAACAGACCCGTAGATTTATATTCCCCCTTAAACATAATTTCACCTAGTGAGTTCAATAATTGGTATCAGTTTACCAAGGCTTATTGCAATGGTCACATGGGTAAATTTGGATATGTTGCAGACGGATTGTCTAGGAAAGTTGAATTACATTCTAAACTATCCCGTCATATGCACAGAGTTACAAAGGATGACTGCCTCGACCTGCCCCCTAAAGTGAGGTCGGTCATCCCTTGTAAGTTAAACTTTAATCAGGACTATTATGAAACATTCCAAGAGGCTTATGCGGAACTTGGTGTACATAAATCCGTTGAGGCATTGTCTTGGATTAAGGACTTCATGGAATCTAATAACGAGAAGTTAGTTGTCTTCACTCAACATGTAAGACCCGCCGAGTTAATTTTTTATAACTTAGCAACCGAGGGCAAGAAACATAAACAAGTTGACTTACTTACGGGTCAGACAACCAAGCAAGATAGAGATGCTTACATATCTCGTTTCCTAGATCCAAAGTCTGACAAGAGGATACTTATACTTACGTTAGGTGTTGGATCAACAGGTTTAAATTTACAGAAAGCTAACAATGTCTTGATGGTTGAGACATCATTTTCTCCGATGGAGATGATGCAAGCTGAAGATAGGGTACACAGAAATGGTCAGACTAAATCATGTTCTATAAATTACTTGGTTGCTCAAGATACCTTTGATGAAAAACTTTATAAACTTTTAGAAAAGAAAATGGGTATGAGTAATGCCGTAGTTGATGGCGATTTCAAAAATGATCTCAATGTTTTTGAGGAACTTAAAAAGGAGATAGCAAATGGCTAGAGCCTTACCATCAATGCAAGCCTCTGAGGTTATGATCTTCGATACACTTGCAATTAATAACCACACCAATGGTCAAAAGGTAGTGATTAAAGGTTACGACATACATGATCGTGATTTAAAAGGCGATCTTATGGAGTGGTGGTTTGAATCAAAGACTGTCCCACTTAAAAATTTAGAGACTTTAAAGTCAGGCGATCTTTTATTTTGGAATGACGGAGAACTTACACCCGTACCATTCGATACCGCACAAGAGAATGTAAGAGTTTTTAGTAAGGTTTTTAAATAGATGATTTTAAATACAGAACAATTAATATTAAATAACATTAGCAAGAACTCAGACAATAAAACTTGGGGCGGACACGACAGAAAGAAAACTGTCGGTGCCTCTGCCGTAGGTGGATGTCTGAGATCAATTGTCTATGACAAACATAATGCACCAACCGATAAAGGTTTTGTCCAAGACTTAGGAGCCGCAGAACGTGGCAACATGGTTGAGGATTGGGCAGTACCATCTATGCAACACAGTCTGAAAGACAGTCAGGTTGAATTAATATGGGCAACTGATGATGGTCAAGAGACATTGGTTGACATAACTAATTATCAAAGTGCTACACCTGATGGCTTATTTATTTCTAAAGAGGTCTTCGAGGTTGAAGAAGAAGATGGATCAAAGAGATTTACTAAATGTTTATACAATGAATTAAAGTCAATTGATCCAAGAGCCTTTGATCATTTAAGAGAACCAAAGTTTCAACATAGAATGCAAGTGCAACAAGGTATGGATTTGGTTAGAAGAACGACAGACTATTTTCCTACACATGCAGTAATTACATATATCAATGCGAGTTTTGTAAATCAGATTAAGTCTTGGGTTATTCCCTTTGATGAGATGGTGGCAACAGGTTTAAGAGTTAGATCGTCATCTGTATTTACTAAGTACTCCCTGGATAATTTACCAGAACCAGAAGGAAAATTAGAAGGTGGCAAGGAGTGTGACTACTGTCCATATAAGAATGCATGTCTAGACACAGAGGTGTCTAGTATTCCAAGTGCTGAAGGATCTAATTTTTCTGAGGCAATCACCAACAGATTACAAGAGAAAGTTATTGCTAGGCATAATCTTAATAATGAAGCCAAGGCAAAGACAAGAGAAGTTAAACAATTAGAACAGGATATAAAAGAAATTCTTAAAGAGGCAGATAGTAAAAAGATTTCTGCTGATTGGGGATCGGTGTCTATGTATTCGCAAAAGGCACCAATGAGGTATGATAGGGATAAATTTGAAAAGGCGGGGTTGGATCATCGTGACTTCCAAACTCAAGGAGATTATTCGCCACGTCTTTCGATTACCTACCGTACTTAGTTGACAGACTGAAGAAACACACAAACAAACGAAAGGAACATTCAAATGAATGAAATCACAACCCCTATCTTTGATGTATCAAATATTGATAACATTGTAAACCAATTGTCTGAGGTAGCAGACGAACTTAGTGTTGGTGGTGTCCAATATATTAAATTTAAAAAGGGCGAGTGGGTCATCGGTAAAGCCGAAGATACATTTGCTGATAATAAATTTGAGGCATTGGTAAACCTAGCTATGGTACAGAATGGTTGGGTCTGTTGGAAAGATGGACAATTAGTTGATGAGCAATGGAGTAATCTTGGAGACCCCAAGACAGACAAAGCTGATCTACCTGATCATGGTCCATACACACAACAGAATGATGGATGGTCTTACAACGTAAGATTTGAAATGCAAATTCAACCAACACTTGGAACAGAGAATCATATCCTCGCACAATTCACAGGCTCTTCTAAAGGTGCCATGAAAGCAGTAGGGGAAATGGTTAGAGAAGTTGTCCAACAAAAGAAGACAGGGCAATTTGAAGGTCAGGTTCCAATTATAATGTTTCACTCTGACAGTTATAAACATAGTCAATATGGTAAAGTTCATATTCCTAAGTTGTCAGTTTCAAGATGGATGGATCAGGCAGATACTGTTCCTGTTCAAGGTTCTAAACAAGAGCCTGAGACAAAGCCAAATCCAAGCACAAACATTCCTTTAGAATAATGGATGATCTGAAATCGGTATTGGGTGGGGGCAAGGCTCCTACCCCATTCCATGATTTTATGTCTGGGGTGCAACTGAATTATATTACTGATGATGCAGGTGTTAAGAAGTTAACAAAGTATTATAAAAAATTATTAGAAAAAAATCACAGTTGGGAGAACCCTCTACTCATTTCAGTAGACGTGGAGACAACCGCTGATGAAAGTCTCATTAAAACTTACGAAGATAAACAGAAAGAATTTGTAGATGTCTCTGAAAAATTTCATTCGTTCCCAATTATATCCAAGTGTACAGAGGATCAGAAGAAGGCTCGTAAGGAAACCCAACAAGAGATGGCGATATGTAGATCAGACCTCAATGCCCAAGCAAAGCATGTCAAAAGAGCAGGTCTCAACGTCTATACAGGACAAGTCCGACTACTCCAAATCTACAACGGGGAAGAAGTTCACGTCATAGACAGATGGCATGTCTCAGTACCTGTGTTTCGTGAGTTAGGTGATGTTGTTTTAAGTACAGACAAATGTATTTGGCTCGCACATAATGCACAGTTTGATGTGAAGATGTTGACACAACACGGGAT